TTAGAGCAAATTGGAATTCAAAATATAAAACACTTTGGTTCAGAAATTCATCCTGAACTTACAGGGAAAAGTGACTACTCAGGACTACATCCTAGGGCAATTGAACAACTAGGGATTTCTAACCCTTCCCATAATCCTACTGCTCCAAGACCTACTAGAGCACCTCAACAGCGTGTTAAAGGACCGCCTCCTAGCAGAGCTCCACAAAAGTTTGACGTTCGTTCTAGAGCTCAAGCTAAAAGGATTTAGATTAGCCTGAAAATCTCTAAAAAATAAGGCACTCTAGTATTAGACTTAAAGAAAGTTGGGTAAATGCCTCTCATTCGTAAGTTTGCTGTTCAGGGACACGCCGTCCCTAACGGCTACTCAACTCCTCGTGGACCATTTCCTCCTGAGATTTTCGCGCAGAATCCTAGGGCGGAAGAAGACTTTCCAGAATCCGACTCTTTACACGAAGCATTAGACGATGTTCGCATGTTTAGATGTAAATATTGCAATGACATACTCTACGAGGATGAGTTATACACCCATGATTGCAATCAGGAAGAAGAATAAATATGCCAATTGTTACTGGTCTTGGAGCCACAACAAATAATAACGGTCATTCATTGGATGACAAAAATAACGTACAGGTTGACTTTGTATGGGGTAATTTCCCTATTCAGCCTAACGATGTGCGTGAAGATACCCCTACAAACAGCGGAAACACTTTTCCGTCCACCCTACTTGACCCAACTGTAAGCTTCCACAATACTGTTGTTGGAGCTTACAATGGTTACCCTCTGTATGAAATCGGAAATAAAGATAGTTACGGACGTTATCAGGGAAGCCGTGGTGCCGACACTAGCACTACAGTTGACTACATCAAGGCACCTTCAGTTCTTGGTAAGACAACTGCTGATGCTATTGACGCACTTGAAGACGCTGGTTTTGTTAAGCTACTAGCTAACATTACTCGCGTTAACGCAACTTCAGCTAACTCTGCTAACATCTATGCATTTAACGCAGATGTTAACTACCCACTAAACAGCAAGATTACTATTACAGCTGGTAAGGCTGCAGCTAGCAGCCCAGTAGCAGTTCCTGCTTACGTTCTTGGTGAATGGACTGTAACTGCTAAGGCAACTGGTTATGTAACTATTACTGGTTCTGGATTTACTGTTGCTGATACCACTGGTATTAACGCAACTGAAAATATCAGAAGTGGCCTAAAGGGTGAAGTTAACACTATTACCACTGCAACCGCTACAACCAACACTGCTAAGACAATTACTGCTATTAGTCGTACTGCTCTCAGCACAGAAGTATCTATCACCGCATCTGGTGCAGTTGCCGCTTACCCAATCGGTACAAAGATTACCATTGGTGCAAGCACAGGTATCCCAACTGAACTGGTTAACACTTGGACTGTAACTGGTAACTCAAGCACTAACGTGGTTAAGTTCACTGGTACCCTTACTACAGCACTTGCCCTAACCACTACTGAACTAACTGGCTCAGCTTCACTAACTGGTGCTACTGGAACTGTTAACGCTCAGAGCATTGCTGCAGACACTGCAAGTACGGCTCCTGGAGCTTCAATTACCATTACTCCTTGGGCTTAATAGTTAAAGGAATTTAAATAATGGCTGAACGCCTGAACTCTAGCAACCAAGGTAAACTTGCGTTGCAGAGTTCGGGCGTTCAGGCATTTGACCCTGTAGGTGAACAACTTGGTGGAAGTAAAAGAGTCCTCGACCAAATTTCAGAATCATCGGTAGCAGATGTAGACGTTTTACGTACAGCTGCAGACCTTCTTGGAGAAACATATGACGAACGTGGTTTTCTTGGTGGATTAGACTCATCAACTACAGCCTCTAGAAAAGCTGCAATTCAAGAAGCTATTTTTAATATTAATAACACCAGATATAAAAATCAACGAGAAGTTAAAGAGTTTAAAGAATTTTCAGACGAATTTTATGAATCTGGTATTACTGCAGATTGGTATTTAGGCAATGACTATAAGAGTAAGCGTTTTTCAGAACAAAGAGGTTCTGGATGGACATTTAGAGGAATTGCTGTAGCTCCTTCAGCCTTGTATGACTTACCAACATCAACAACAAACTGGAAACGTCCTAGAACAGTAGCCGCAGGTTACGACTATAATCAAGATACAGATACAGGCGTTCTTACAGTTGTGTTTCGTGATGGAACCTTTTATAATTATTATGATGTACCTCCATCTGTATGGATTGAGTTTCACGACTCGTTTTCAAAGGGTCCAATGCTTAACCGTAAAACTAAAAACGGCGGTCAGGCTATTGACGGTAAACTTTTATCATATAAGCACGGTAGAGCAGATATGAGTGCATTAAGCCCTAAGGCTCAAGAGTTTTTGTATAAAGCAGCTAGAACAGTTCAAATTTATAATAGAGAACGTACTTCAAGAGTAAACCCTGCTACTGGTAAAGCTTATACTTATAAAGGCAGAGAAGTTGCCGGTTCAGGACAAAACACCAGAGCCAGGCGTAAGCGTAATCTAAACGCAGCAGCTAAAAAGGGTGGTTATAACCCAAATAGAAACGCAGGAAAACAAAGAACACCATAAGGAATATATGCCACGGACACACGACATCGGAAATAAAAGATTTGTACAGTTTATAGACTTTCCTGTAAAATGGGGATATAAACTAGTAGTAAGAGGATGGACGCAAGAAATCAAGCATCCATTTAGAACATCAACACCATTAATTTTTAGGCTACCCTTTCACAAGGCAGTAGTCTTTGGTAAATGGACTGGACAACAACAAGACGAAGAGTCGGCACTAAATAACGCGATACAAGGACGGATATTAACTGATGAGGATTTTGAAGAAGGATGGACACCGCCAGCCTACAAAGCTAGAGAAGAGAGTGTCTGGGATTGGGACGCCTGATTTAATTATGTGGGCTGAAAATGCCTTATATGTTATTGGAAAAGAAATCACTCACCATCAGCGTGATAAAAGTGAGTTTGCTCTTGATGAAGCTCTTATGGGGGCAGAGGCCTTAGTAGCTATTATTAAAGAATTACAAAAGAGGGTCTAATGAATTCAGAAGATGAAGAATACGAAGAGTATGAAAATTATGAGGCAGTAGATACTTCTCTATGGGACTTAGACCCAGAAGATGAAGAACCTCAATTTGAAGAGATTGACCCAGAGTACTACCGAAATTTAGATGATGAAGATGACCTTCCTTTTGAAGAAGAGGAAGAAGAAGATGTTTTTTCTCAAGATTTTATTGACCGATTAATTGACAAGATAATGCTTTTTATGGATGGTCTTGTAGGTTACGCACTTCACGACTATCAAGCTCCGTTAGCCAGAAGAATTATTGAGGCAGTGCTCATCGGTAAAGGTGATGAGATTACAGCTCTAGCTTCTCGTCAGTCAGGTAAATCTGAGACTATTGCCAACACAGTAGCCACGCTTATGGTGCTTCTTCCTAAGCTATCTGTTTTATATCCGGAGCTCCTAGATAAGTATAAAAACGGTATTTGGGTAGGTTTGTTTGCTCCTACAGAGGGACAGGCAGAAACTTTGTTTGGCCGTACCGTTAGCCGGTTGACTTCCGAAAGAGCCCAAGAGCTACTTGGTGACCCAGAGATAGATGACCAGGCTGCCAAAATTGGTGGTGTAACCAGAATGGTTAGACTAAAGAATTCAGGCAGTAGCATCACAATGATGACTGCTAACCCACGAGCCAAGATTGAGTCTAAGTCTTTCCACCTTATTGTTATCGATGAGTGCCAGGAAGCAGACGACTTTGTAGTTTCTAAGTCTATTGCTCCTATGTTGGCTTATTATGCTGGTATCATGGTAAAGACAGGTACTCCTACAACTTCTAAGAATAACTTCTATAAAGCTATTCAATTAAACAAAAGACTGCAGACTGAACGAGGTCGTAGACAGAACCATTTTCAGTGGGACTGGCGTGATGTATCTAAGGTCAACACAAACTATAAAACATTTATTAAGCAAGAGATGCTAAGAATTGGAGAGGACTCAGATGAATTTCAGATGTCGTACAACTGCAAATGGCTACTTGAACGTGGTATGTTTGTCACGACTTCACTATTGGATGAACTTGGTGACACATCTCAAGAGCTCGTCAAAGTATGGCATAAAACCCCTGTTGTCGTTGGAATCGACCCCGCTAGAAAAATGGACTCAACCGTTGTTACTGTCGTCTGGGTGGACTGGGATAGACCTGATGAGTTTGGCTATTTTGACCATAGAATCCTCAATTGGCTAGAAATTCAAGGAGATGACTGGGAAGAGCAGTATTTCCAGATTGTAAACTTCTTATCTAATTACGATGTACTTGCTGTTGGAGTTGACGCAAACGGTGTTGGTGACGCAGTAGCCCAGCGTCTTAAGCTGCTTCTAGGTCGTTCCGACGTATTTCCGCTAACATCATCACAGTCGGAACAGTCTAAAAGATTTAAACATTTACAAGCTTTAATTCAAAGAAGGTCGCTTAGCTACCCAAACCACGCAAAAACCCGTAGACTAAGAGTACATAAACGTTTTATCCAGCAAATGACAGATGCTGAAATAAAATATAAAGGACCAAACTTCATAGTTGAAGCACCGGATGAATCCTATGCTCACGATGACTTTGTTGATTCTTTGGCTATTGCTTGTTCTCTAACCCAGTCCCTAGTTATGCCAGAGGTTGAAGTATCAAATTCAGCTTTTTTCTAAAATTTTGAGTTGACTATGAAATATTTTGATAAAACAGCCAAACTAGATATTGGAAATACTAGTTCCTTTCCAATTTAACTTTTAAGGAGTTCCCATGGGTATCGCCCCACAACCACAGTTCCCAGAACGCGCACCTCAGACTTACGAAATGAAGATGTCAGGCAACCCTGAACGTCGTGGACCACTTCGTTTTGAAGAAGGTATTGCAACTGACACTGACGTTCCAACCGATTTCCAGAAGGGTATCATGAGCGGCTTTGCTGCAGCTCCTGGTCGCCCAAACAGAAACGCACCAGTATGGCAAAAGCCAGCTGAAGAGACTCTATCTGAGCGTGCTCACGTAGGTTCAGCATCTTGGATTGAAGCACCTACCTTCCTTGGTGAATTTGCACACGGTTCATTCTCGAACAACGCTGAGCAGATTGTTGAAACCAAGTTGGTTTCGGGTGGACGTACTATGCGTCTTAACCCAACAGTAGTAAACGATTAATTAGGGATTCGATGGACCCCCGCCCGTAAGGGTGGGGTACCTTCGACTAGAGGAGAATTATGGCAGAAGTACCCTTGAATGAAAAGCTTTATGCTATGGTGGTCGGTCAGGCTAAGGCTAAATACCGTATTTATCCTTCTCCTGGTGCAAGTCACTGGGTTCACCAACGCTACCTAGAACTTGGTGGAAGATTTGAGGATAGTGCAAAACTTGCGGAACGTAAAGCAATGATTCGTAGAGCTATAGCACACCGCAGAGAAATGGCTGCAAAACGCCATGGAGATGATGAGTAATGTCGTTTTTAGACTTTTCACCACCAAGCTATAGAGCTTCATCATCTGACCTTACCATCAGCATCTCCCCTCTGGGTCTTGTAGAACTTGCTGATGAAGAGTTTGAGGTCCACGGTCCTCGCCTAAACCGTTACAGCCTTAACTGGGCTATGTACCTAGGTCATCACTGGGGCTATCGTCGTGAGCAAGGCGAAATGCAGATTTCGGTAAACTATTACCGTGCTTTTATTGATTACCTAGCTCGTTTTACTTTTGGTAATGGAGTTCACTTCCGCAGCCCTAAAGTTACTGAGGCTATTATTCCTGACCGCCTAGAGCGAGTCTGGGAAGTAGATAACAACAAACAACGTATTCTATTTGAAATGGCTCAAACTGGTGGAATCACTGGTGACGCATTTGTTAAGGTTGCTTACGAAGAAGCTTGGGAAGACAGTATTGGTCGTTTCCATCCAGGACGTGTACGTATCCTTCCCCTAAACCCAGCTTTTTGTTTCCCGGAGTTCCACCCACACGACCGTGAAAGACTGCTTCGCTTTAAGCAGAAGTACCGTTTCTGGGGAACCTCTTTAGAAGGTACCCGTCAGGTGTTTACTTACACTGAAATTCTTACTGAAGATGTTATTGAAGAATACATCAACGACGAACTTATCGACAGCCGCCCTAATCCACTAGGTCAGATTCCTGTTGTTCACATCCCTAACATTCCAGTATCCGGCTCTCCTTGGGGATTGTCAGATGCTCATGATATTATTACAATTAACCGCTCATATAATGAAATCTCTACAGACATTGCAGATATTATTAATTACCACGCTGCTCCTGTAACAGTTATTGTTGGTGCTAAGGCTTCTAACCTTGAAAAGGGTGCAAAGAAGGTTTGGGGTGGTCTACCTAAGGATGCTCAGGTATTTAACCTTGAAGGTGGCGGTGCTGGTATTCAAGGTGCTCTACAATACCTTGAAACTTTGAAGCGTTCGATGCACGAACTTATGAACATTCCAGAAACAGCTCTAGGACAGGCACAGCCTATCTCTAACACCTCAGGTGTTGCTCTTTCTATTCAGTTCCAACCTTTGATGAATCGCTGGTCACAAAAGAGTACACAGTACGGCAAGGGAATTGAAAAGATTAATCAGTTAGTTATTCTTAACCTTGCTATTAAAGAACCAGAAACTATGGTTTACAACCCTGATGAAGATGGGCCAATTAAGGAAGGGCAGCTTCCACAGCTAGACCCTAATGACCCTATTACATACAGCAACTATGTACATTTTGAACCGCCGCTACCTCTAGACAAGATTGTTATGTTGAATGAACTTCAGCAAAAGATGTCTATGGGACTTGAGTCTAAGGAAGGCGCTTTGCGTGCCCTTGGAGAAGAGTTCCCTGAAGAGAAGCTACAAGAGATTCGTGCAGAACTTATTGCAGATGCTAAGTCTGAAGGTGCCCTCAACCTTGTTAAGGCCCAGATTACTAAGCAACTTATGGACTTGACTGGCATGATGGTAGGACCTGATGGTACTGCTACTCCTATGGACCCGATGATGATGGGTGACGGAGACGTCATGGGTGACGGACAATTAGGTCCTCAGGGCTCTGGAGCTGATGCACAAGCTGACCAGGCAGTAGCTCAGGAGCAATTCCAGGCTGAGGATAATATAAGAACTTCTTTGGTAACTGAAGCGTATGGAACACAACTTCCATCTCGTAGACAAGTTGACAAAGATTAATGTCTTACTTTAAGGCATTATTTAATTAGGTAACAAAATATACTTATGATGTTACTTAATAAGTACAACTGACAAGGTCATGTGGCACTAATATGGAAAACGACCAAGAGAATGAAAAGAGATTAATAATGGATGAAAACCTAGAAGTAGTAGAAACTACTGAATCAATTACTAATGCAGCTTTTGCTGAGGAGGTAGCAGTGCAGAACCAGTTCACAGCCGATGATATTGCAAAGGCACGTGCACAGGAAAAGGCAAAGCTATACCCACAGGTAGAAAAGCTACAGGAGGAACTTGCAGTCCTTAAGAAGGAACGTGAGGAACGTGCAGCCCTAGAGGCTGAGCGTGCAGCAAAGCGTCAGACTCGTGAGTCAGAGCGTGCAGCTGAACGCAAGAAGCAAGAAGAATCAGAACTTGAAGTTCGCGATTTGCTTGCTAAAAAGGAACAGGAATGGGCATCAAAGCTTGAAGCTGAACGTCAAGAACGTGAGCGTGCTTTTGCACTTCTTGAACGTGAGCGTGAGTTCCAGGAGCTATCGGCTTACCGCCAACAGCGTCTTGAAACAGAACGCGACAACATCATTCCAGAACTTGTTGACCTAATTTCTGGAAATTCCCGCGATGAAATCGAGCAGAGCATCGCTGGTCTAAAAGAACGCTCTGCGAAAATCTTCGATTCTGTTGCGCAAGTTGCACAGCAGAGCCGCAAGGAAATGGCTGGAACTCGTATTACGAGCCCGGCCTCTGGACCCCTCGACAACGACTCGGACTCAAGAACGTATTCACCTAATGACATTAATAACATGTCAATGGCAGACTATGCGAAGAATCGTGCCAAGCTACTTGGCTCAGGTAAAAACAGTGGACAGGGATTGTTCGGGTAATAAAAACCTAATCTAACGACCGCTTCTGAAAGGAGCAAAAAATGGCAGGTTCTGCTGTTACCGGTACCAGTGCATTAGCCACTGCGCCTACCGCATATTCAGGTTCGAATAGTCAGCTTTCACAGGCTATTCAGACCATTTGGTCGAAGGAAATTCTGTTCCAGGCGATGCCTATTCTTCGCTTTGAGCAGTTTGCAGTTAAGAAGACTGAGCTTGGTGTTTCACCAGGTCTCCGCGTTAACTTCCTTCGTTACAAAAACTTCACAGTGGACGCAACTCCACTGACTGAAGGTGTCCGTATGACAACCAACGCTCTAACCGCAGAGCAGATTGCTATCACCGTTGCTGAGCACGGCTATGCAGTTGCAGTTTCAGAACTGCTACTGAACGCTTCGTTCGACGACATTATGGCTTCCGCTTCACGTTTGCTTGGTCGCCACATGGCACAGTACCTAGACGTACAGGCTCGTGACACACTGTCGGCTGCTACCTCAGCAACCTTCGGTTACGACCGTTCAGGTCTAACTTCATCTACCACCTTCAACACCTATGCAGAAGGTACCGTTGGTACCGCAATTGGTGACCTAGATGGTAACCACAAGTTGACCACTGGTGCAATCAAGGACTCAGCACTTGTGCTTGCGTCTAAGAACATTCCAAGAATTGGTGAGACTTATGTCCAGTTCATCCACCCTAAGCAGTCGCGTGACCTTCGTTCAAACCCAGAGTTTATCGAAGTCACTAAGTATGCTGCTCCAGGTAACTTCATGCTAGGTGAAATCGGTCGTCTATACGACGTCGTATTCATCGAGACCACTCAGGTTAAGAAGTTGGATGCAAACCAGGCTGGTTACACCACTACTAGCAACGTTGGTGTTCCAAGCGACCAGACATCATACGCTAACAATGCTGTTAAGGCTAACTCAGCTCCAGGTTCAGGTGGAAACCCAGCTTCTTCTAGCTACACCAGTGAAAAGGGTTACCTATCTGCAGCTACTGGTAACACTGCTGACGTTTACGAGTCAATCATGATTGGTGACAACGCATTTGGTCACGCAATCGCCCTCCCAGTTGAGCTACGTGACGGTGGTGTTCTAGACTTCGGTCGTGAGCACGCACTAGCATGGTACGCTATCTGGGGTCTCGGTATCATTACCGACCAGGCTATCAACAAGGTTTACACCAACTAATAGCCAAACTTAGTCGAGGGGGGGCCCCAAAAGGGCCTCCCCAACACAAACAAATAAATAATAAATAAGGAGAATAAATATCGTGGCAAATAAACCCACTAGTCCACAGGACGCAACAGGACGTGCAGCAGAAGAAGCTGCAAAGCGTAACGCAGCTGAACTAGCTGCAAGACAAGATGAAATCTCAATCTCACGTCAGGCCGAGGCTATTAGTCTTGAGAATGACGTGTTTGACCCAAAGAATCCAAGTGAGCCACTTCTAATTGATGAAATTGAAGAAGTAGGCGTATCAGTAAATAACGACAAAGTGATTATCCGTACACATCATGATATCGAAGATATGACTTTCGGTGTGATTAACGGAGCACCACAGAACTACACCTTTAAGGCTGGAGTTCGTTATTCTGTGCCTCGTGCTCTTGCTGAGCACCTTGAAAGACTTGGTTACGTCTGGCGTCAGTAGTACGCCTCCAAAAGCTGTCCGTCCTGCTGGTCCCCGCCCTCCTCACCAGCAGGGCGGACTTTTTACCATGCATTTTATATGTTTTTAAGAGATTATAGTTATATAAGACTTTGGAGGATTGATGGCTACCACTTCTAGCCTTGTTGACAGAGTTCGCCTAGAGCTTGGCGACGTTGGCAAAACCTTTGTAACTAGATTTGTTGCGGATGGTACAACTAACAGGTTTAAATTACACTATGCTCCTCTAGACCACAAACAAGTTGCAGTATATGCAGGCACAACTGATATCTCTAATACTAGTTATGTTGAAGAATCTACCGGTGTTTTAGTTACAGCTGATGTTTTAGAAGACATGACTGAAGTTACTGTTAGCGGAACTTATTACAGATATTTTACTGGTGCAGAGTTAGAAACTATTGTTACAGATGCTATTACTCAGCATTCAGCTGGCCATACCGATTCTTTAGGACGTAAAATGAATGTATCTACTCTTCCTTTTATTGAAGAGTATCCTGTAGCTATTTACGCTACCACTATTGCTCTTTATACTTTAGCTACTGATGCTTCGTTTGATATTGACATCCAAGCTCCGGATGGTGTTACTATTCCTCGTGCAGAACGTTTCCGACAGTTAATGGAAATGGTTCAAACTCGTCAAACCCAATATCGTGAACTGTGTGTTCAACTAGGTGTTGGTTTATATAAGATTGATGTGTTCAGTCTTCGTCGTATATCGAAGGCTACAGGACGTTACGTGCCTATGTACAAGCCTCAAGAAGTCGATGACCGTTCATACCCACAAAGGTCAGACGTTCCAGCACCTACTTATGGAGATAAACCAGTTGAATGGCCTACAGAATCCGGAGAGCTCACTGCTTACCAAGGACGTTCATTTAGTACTTCACTAAACTTTACTGGAAACTATGCTGGAAAGTCATTTACAGCAAAACTTCTCAACCAGCGTGGCTCAGTGCTTGTAGTTCAAAACTTTGCTCTTGATATAATTACTACTGGAATTGATATTATTACTGGAGCTTCTAGAAACGCTGGAAGTACAACCATTACTATTACAACTAGTGCTGCCCATGGATTAAGCACTGGTAACTCAGTAGTAATTACGGATGTTGATGATACAGTAAACGGAACATATACTATCCTTAATGGTAATCCAGCAAACTCTACTTTTACTATTACTGGAACCGCAACTACAGTCCTAGCCCTTACTGGACTAACTGGTCAAGTAGACACAAATGTATCTAAAGCTTACACCTTTACCCTTTCCCTAAGTAAAGAACAAACCCTAAGACTAGCTGAAAGAACATACTGGTCTCTTTCAACTGTGGACGCTAACCAGGGTGAGGTCATTGAAATCAAGGGCGGAAACTTCTTTACAGTTCGTAGTAGCACGGTGGTATTATAATGAGTTTATATCCTGAAATTGATATTTCTTTACTTCCTGGAGTTCCTGGTCAACGTGGTCCACAAGGTCCTAAGGGAGATGCTGGTCCTTCTGGTGGGTCTTTTGTATTTGCTCCTCAAGATTCATTACAAGTTTGGCATATTACGCATAACTTGGGTTACAAACCAAGCGTACAAGTTGTAAACCAAGTTGGTACTGAATTTTTAGGTGATGTTGTCTACAATGATAATAACAGCCTAACTATCACTTTTAGTCAAGCAGTATACGCAACAGCGTATTTATCTTAAGGAAATTAAATGGCCGGTAAAGTCTTTTTAACGTCAATAAATTTGGCAAATAACAGTTTGCAAAATGCTAAAATTGACGCAAGATGGAGCAGTACTCCTAGCGGTAGTACTAACCCAGATGCACAAGGTTCAGCTGCAGAAGGCCAATTGTCCTCTTATAATGGTGTTTTGTATATTTATAAAACTTCAGGTGGTTGGACGCCGGTTGGTGGAGTAAACGGTGGGACTTTAAGTAGCAATTTAACTCTTTTTCAAGGAACTACTAGCTCTTCACCTTTAAAGTTCCAAATCGGTGCCAGTCTTGCAACTCCTGCACAGGGTGCAATGGAGTTTGATGGAACAAACCTTTTCTTTACCCCTGTAGCCAACCGTAAAACCATTGCGTTTACTGACAGCAGCATTAGTGGTAATGCTGCCACAGCAACTAAGTTTGCTTCTAATACTACTGGAACAATCAATGGTTCGAACTACGATGGTTCTAGTCCGATTATTATCAAGGCAAGCACAACTTATACTCTAGGTGTTACAAACACCAACCTTGCGTTCTCTTCAGGAACTACTTGGGATGGTGGAACTACTGGTATCACTATTGGTTTGAGCGCTACCCCTACAGGTATTACTAGCATAAACGGTATTTCTGTAACCGGTTCTTCAGGTTCATTCCTTACTAGCGCTTCGACTGCCTCTGTTCTTACTAGCGTTGGAACTTTAAACGGTTTGTCTGTTGCCTTATCTCAGACCATCACAATGGGTAGCAACCGTGTAACTAACGTTGGAACCCCTATACTAGACAGTGACGCAGCTACTAAGAAGTATGTAGACGACGCTGTTCAGGGTTTAAATGTTCACGATGCTGTAGCAGTTGCCTCCACTACTAGTATTACAGGTACTTATACTCCTGGTGGTGGAACTGCAACTACTGTTTCTGGAAATTCTGGAGCCAACACTTTAACCGTTACTAGCCCAGGTTTTAATATTGCTATAGGACAACAGGTTGCAGGTACGGGTCTTAGTGGAACAGTGTATGTAACCAATGTTACTGTTAGCGGAACTTATACTGTTACTCTATCTTCTAATCTTTCTTCAAATGCTTCTGGAAGTTACACCTTCTTAGGTGCAGATGGTGGTACAGGTGTTGGTGCCACCTTTGTGGGTACCGCAGCAAACCTTGGCGTAATTGATAGCTACACACTTTTAGCAGGTGACCGTGTTCTTCTAAAAGACCAGTCTACTAATACCCAAAATGGTATCTATGTAGTAACCACAGTGTCTACAAACATTACTTTGACCCGTGCAGATGATGCCAACAACAGTATTGCTAAAGAAATTACTGCTGGTGACTTTGTTTACGTATCTGGTCCAGCATCTGGCGGAACTAACAAGGGTAAGTCATTTGTACAAGGAACTACTGGTACTGCTACTGGTGGTGGTGTCAAAATTGGTACCGACAATATTGCTTACAGCCAATTTAGTGCTACTAGTTCGGTCCCTTATGCAAGCACAAGTACTGCTGGTATTGCATCATTTAGCTCTACTTACTTTAGTGTTGACGCAACCGGTGCTGTATCTATTAATCCTAATACTGGTGGTAATGGAACACCTAAAACTGATGGTGTAACCCTAAAAAAAGCTAGCACTATTACAGGAAATGGTTCTCAAGCATCTTGGTCAATAAATCATGGTCTTGGTCAGTGGGTTCACGCTCAATTGTTTGACTCATCTGGAAACCTTGTAGAAGTAGATATACAAAACACTGGTACAAATAATGGTACAACAATTTTTACATTTGCAAATGCGGTTACAAATACTACAGTTTACAACTACGTAATTATTGGATAATAAATGACTAAAAATATATACACCCCTTTTAATTTCACAACTGGTAGTCACTATATAACTAATGATGCTGTTGGAAATACCCCTTTAACTATTAAAGGATTTTTAAACCAAACCTCCACCAATCTTATAGATTTTTTAAAATCAGACCTTACTCCTGTAGCATCAATTTCAGCTGCCGGAGATGGATTTTTTAACGGTTCATTAAACATTGGAACTTCAACATCTCTTGGTCGTTTAACTATCCTTAATACTTCATCTGGAGTAAAGGGTTTGGTGGTCAAAGGTGCGTCAAATCAATCTGTAAATTTACAGGAATGGCAGGTATCTGGAAACACTATTCCCGTAGCGTATGTCACACAATTAGGGGATTTTACCACTACTAAAATTATTACAGCAGCATCAGCTCGAATAAATTACTCTTCAACACTTGGAACACTATCTTTACAAACAACAGATAGTTCAACTATTGGTGCAGTTATCCGTGGTGTAGTAGGCCAGACTGTTAACTTGCAAGAATGGCAATCTTTCAACGGTCTAAGTGGAGTCACAGTTGCAAGTATTGATAATAGTGGCAAAATTACAGCTGCAGGAGATATTTCATCATCTGGATTAATTACTGCAACTAGTGGAGTAGCAACTTCAGCAATTAAAAATACTTCTCAAGTAGCAACAATTGTTATTGGAACTAATAATAAAAATATACAATTGGCTGGTTCAACACTAGATGCAGGAAACGGTTCGGGTGTTATAGGAATTACAAATGCTACTACCGCTCCAACAGCTAACTCGTCAGCTGGTGGCATTCTTTGGGTTGAAGGTGGTGCGCTAAAATACTTAGGCTCTACAGGTTCAGCAGTTGTTGTTGTAAATTCAAACAGCACACTTCCTGGTGGTAGTGGCTCTGGTTCTTTAGGTTATATTGGTAGCTATCAAACCACTTCTTCAGCACCTGCAGTAACAGGTACCGGTACTGTAACTGGGTCTAGCATAACTATTAGTGGTGCTTCGGCAACTTCAAGCTCTAATGGTGCTGACTCTGCAACTGGTGGAGATTTAATTCTTAGAGGTGGTGCAGCAACTTTAAGCGGAAGTTCTACCGGAGAGGTTCTTTCTGGAAATGTAATAATTGATTCTAGTAACGTCACCGCCATCGGTGAAGCTTCTTACCGGCGGGGGCACGTAGGTATTGGTATTACTACACCTACTGACGGAACTACAATCCCATCTGGTTATGCTCAAAGCGTTACTGTTGCAGCAAATACTTTTGGGGAATCGTCTGTTTTAAACGGATTCAGCAGCCCAACAAGACAATCTATAGATGGACTTGTAAATATCGGTACACATGGAACTAATCAAGTAAACATTGGCTCATCAGACACTTGGAGTGGGGCTCTGACGGTCAACATTATGAATAAAACCGGTGGTGATGTTAAAACTCTTAATCTTGCCAATAATGGCGGAGCAACTACTGTAAAAATGGCAACTGGTGCTTCTAGCTCTGACATTAGACTAGGTGTGGGAAATACTTCTTCTACTATCTATACTCTTGGTAAACTTTTTATTTGGCAGCCTTTGGGAGGTACAGCATCTGTACCAGCTTCACCCACCTCCTATCTTACTCCCGCTCAAACCTTATCTACTACAGAGTTAAAAACTCTTATTATTCAATATACCGGTGCGACTTCGGGAAGCTTTACACTGCCTAATGGAACTACAATGGATGCTGGTGTACAAAACTTACTTACTGCTACAGGAATTGATTGGACATTTATAAATACAAACTCTGGAACAGCTACAATAACTTCTCCTGGTTCAAGCCACATTATTATAGGAAACGGTGCTGTTGCAGCTAATACTTCAGGAAGATTCCGCTCTGTAAGAAGCACCACAAACGTATGGGTAACTTTTAGACTAAGTTAAGCCTCTACTGGGCTAAATAAAGCCTTAAAATAAAAGAGAAGACTTTAGGAGATTATAATGGGTTATCCATCAAGCATTAAGTCGTTTACATTTAAGCGCAATAACATTGATAAGGTTATTGCTGACGACGTAAACTTGGCCTATACAGAAATTACCGAAATTGAACGACAATTGGGAGGAATCACAACTACCTCTGGTGGTTCTGCTG